TTACTTACATCTACATTTGATATGTCACCTATTAAATTTATAAAATTTCTAGATGCATTTGATTGGTAATCAATATTTGTGCTAGCATCTGTAAAACTAGCACTCATATCATAATAAGGATTAACCATTAAAAACTGTGTAGAACTCATTCTATATATATATACAAAATATTTAATATATATAAAATATTTTGTATGTGTTTTCTATGAAACTGTTTCTAATATTGGAAATTTATTTTGTCCACTTGTATTACGAGCCCAATATAATAAATTATCCAATGATGTATTTGTATTTGAATCTAAAAAGTTTTTTTTTGTTTTTTTAACAAATTGTACTAAACTTAACGAAGGATCATATGTTTTACCTTCATATAATGTATTACTTACATCTACATTTGATATGTCACCTATTAAATTTATAAAATTTCTAGATGCATTTACTTCATAAATAATATTTGTACTAGCATCAGTAAAACCCCCACTCATATCATATAAAGGATTAACCATTAAAAACTGCGTAGAACTCATTATATATATATATATATGCAAAATATTAAATATTTAATATTTAATATTTAATATTTAATATTTAATATAAAATATATATGTAAAATATTGCGCACCTAATAATTAATATCTATATTTTTATAAACAACATTCATAAAATGTATCAATTAAATGATTTAAATTCATTTCAAATTTATTAATAAATGGTATATTATTGACATATTCTTTTACAAATAATTTTTCATCATCATATAAATCATTAAAAGAAATATCATTATAAGACGAATCATCATTACATGATATATCATCATTATATAATTTTATTTCATTTATTTCAAAATTCTGTCCATCATTATCATAATGATTAATTACTAAATTATATAATTGATTTCTTACATAATCTCTATCTATTCTATTTTTTTCTAATAAATTATCTTCATTTAAACATTCATCATTAAGCTCTTCTTCGGGTTCTGCTTCTTCTGCTTCTTCTATATTTTCATCAAGTTCAGAATTAGTTATATATATATATAATGGAAAATTAAATAACATAAAAAATGTTAAAAACAATAATATTGTAGGAATCCAACTTAATATTTGTAAACCAAGATTACAAAATACTAAGGTTATCAAAGAAAATATAATTAATAATGTTATTTTAATTAATATATTATATGATTTACTTTTATTAGTATTATTAACAACCTGTAAATATTTATAATTTCTTTTATCAAATGAATTTTCTACATTAGAAAATATATCATACAATAAATATATTGTGACAAAAATTATATTTATTATAATTATATTTATACAAAATTTATTCATATATATAAATTACAAACATAATATTTTTATTTCATTTAATACATTTTCTAATTGATTAATTTTTTCTATTATAGTATTGTTATTGTTGTTATTATTGTTATTATTGTTATTATTGTTATTATGATTATTGTTATTAGATGATTCACTAGATATTTTATTTTGTAATATTTCAATATATTTATCTTTTTCTTTATGTGCAGATATTAATTCTTTAATATGTTCTTGTTGTTTTTTAAGTATTTCAACTATTTGTTCATTATTTAATTCAATATGTTGACCATCTTGATTTAAAACAATTTTACCTCCATTATTATTTTCCATCATTTTTTTGCGTTCTTCTTCTATTTCTTTTATTTGTTTTAAAACGTCTGGTTTGTTAGATGGATCGCCTGGTTCATAATTTTCTAATAACCCTTCAATTTTATTCATATAAAAATCTCTTATTTCATCATCTTTTACAAATTCTTCAACTGTTTTATCAGATACTTTTTGATATTTATTTTCTCCATTTTCTAATAATTTTTTTTTATCAAATGTATTATGTATATGAGAAAATACTAATATTGTTTTTTTTGGTTCTAATTGAACAAATGGAACTGTATAATTTTTTAAAAATTCTTTTTCTTCTGCTAATGAAGCATTATTATTATAACTATGATCTTTTAATAATTCTTTTTTAAATGCAAATGTTCCAGCTGTAGCATGTTGGGGCCCATATGGACCAAATTGATACATTTTTTGTATGTGTTTAAACCATATATATATTTCACTTGCACCAGCACATAATGCTGATGGATGAGTTAATAACATATTAACAGCATGTGATACTCGTTCTGGTGGATAATAATCATCATCATCCATATAAACTATTATATCTCCTGTTGATTTTTCATGCATTATATTTCTTTTTTTACCAAGAGGCATTTTTTCATCATATTTAAAATATTTAACTTGTTCTATAGTTTTAACTAAATCCTCTATTGGATCGCTGCCGTCATCAATAATAATCCATTCTAGCTTATCTTTTGGATAATCCTGATGATTAAAACATTTAATAGTATATTCAAAAAAAGGTCTTCTATTAAATGTTGGAGTACATATACTTACTAAAGGCAAATTTTTCTTTGATTTTTGATTTTTAGTCATAATATAAATTATAAATTATTACTTTTTAAATCTTTTATATTTATTAAATTATTATTTATATATTATTCATTATACATTTTACATTATACATTATACATTATACATTATACATCATTTATGATTCATCATTCATCATTCATCATTCATTTACAAAATTGTAAATCATTATAAATCCTAATATTCCAGACATAGTATAAACTACTATATTTGTATTGTTTGTACCAAACATTTCTCGTTGTTTAATATTAGCAATTACTCCTATACATAATAAATATGTTAATATTTTATATCTATTTTTCATTATTCTAAAAAAGAAATGACCGCCTTTAGTAAAAGGAACTATTATAAATATATATAAAATTTCCAAAAATATAAATATTGTTAATATTACCAGAATAAATGGTAATAATAGAACTGTAAAAAACATTACGATAGAAAGACATAATAAATACACTATTTTTTTTAAAAATATAATAAATTCAGCTATATCTAATGAATTTTTTGTTGCTATATTTAACTTATTGTATACTTTAATTCCACCTTCTGAATTAGCAGGATTTTCAGTTTTATTTTGTTTATCTCTATTTATAGTTTCAAACTCCTCTTCAAACCTGTTTCCACCTTCAATAGATGACCACACAGTCATACTTGCTATTAAACCACCCATAAAAAACCAAGCTAGACCTTTTAAAAATACAGCAAGTTTATAAGGAAACTCGTCTTTTTTACCACAAAAGCGAGATAAAAAAGTTTTAGTACACACTTCTACTTCTGGAGATACAAATCTATATTGTTTTTCAGCTGAATGTACAAAAAACGCATTTAAACCATTAGTTAAAATTGAATATACTAATAATGAAACTAAAACTGAAATTATCTTTAAAAAAGTTTTATTATATTTGTCATCATTGTTAAAAAAATAACTTGTTACAGTTACAACTAATAATATAACCTTAAACATAAATACTGATATTTTACTTGATTTAGTAGCTAACCACTCATATAAAGGTTTAGATTTTCTATTACCATCTTCTCTATATACCTCATTTTCAATTCTATTATTTTTTAACTCATTTTTTTGTTTTGATTGTAAATTTTCATAATCAAAAATTTCAAATAATATTTTATAAAAACGATCAAATTTTTTATTGAAACCTATTTCATTTAACATAGGATCTTTTATTTCGATAACATTTTTTATTAAAAACAAAATAAAAGTTGAAGTGATTCCTACAATTATTATGATAAACTTCCAAAAAACTGATAATTTATACCATTCTGAATGATCTTTAGTTTTTATTGCACTTTCATATATCAACATTATAAGTAAACAAAGTACTCCGAATCCAGATATTGAACCTAATAAACCAGTTATTTTAGCCCATACGCTATCATTATAATAATAAGCTGGAACTATCATAGCTGAAATAACATGCACAATAGATAGTAATGAATAAAGAAAAAATAATAATAAAGACAATCCTAATGATAAAACAATTAATATTGCCATAAAGGGAATCGTTAATGGTAATAATATAAATAATATACTTGATATTAATTTACTCTTGATAATATACTTATTATAAAAATAAGATAATTTATCTAAACTCTTGTTGAATAAAAATCTAAATGGCAATAAAAAACATAATATAAATATGAAAATTATTCTAAATAAATATTTTATACTTTCAGCATCAAAATTTTTTTCAGCATAATCAACTATATTATATGGAAATGGACGTTTATTATCATACATAGAGCGTGAATCTTCGGGTATACACTTTCTTGTTTCGTCTGTTCCAAAAGATGGATAATTAAATTTTCTTATATTACCACCACTTTGTATTATGTTAGCCATACAATGTTGATATGGAAAATTGTTCAATCTATATCTAAAATAATATTCAATTAAAGATATATGATGATCTTTAATATTACCAATATTTTTACAAGTATTTGTAATATAAATACATTCTGTTCCACTTCCATATTGCAACCAAAATTCTAAACAACATGATACTAATGCATGAAGTATAATGCCCGTTAAATATGATAAAATAATAACAATTAAATTATTACTTAAAAGAACGTCTGTTAAACCTGATCTAATAGGATTAGTATTACATATAGGAAAGGCAACATCTATTACAAAATGATAATGTAAAAATTTATCACCGTTGTCTTCAGAAATTTCCTGTTGATTTAAGCCTACTATATTTTTATTATTACTTACATCTGCGTATAAATCATCTTTATAGCTATATTTAGTCCACAAATTATTCTTAATACGATTACCAGTTTTATCTGTAATAGATGGTGATTGACTGTTATCTTTTCTATATGTTTCACTTGTAAAATATATAGAATTTATTATCATTTTTTTGTATACTAACTTGGTATAAGTTTTGTGAACTTTAGGTATTTTACTATATATATCATCTATCTGTTCTTGAACATGTTTTTGTATACTTTTTTGTAGTTCGTTTATTTTTGAAGATGAAGGTTTTGGTATAATATGTATAGGAAACAAATATTTATTATTAGTACTTATAGTAGTACTATCCGTTAAACCAGTTTGTCCAACATATATTTCATTAGCAGTTGAACCATTATTTGGGTCAGCATCAGTAGATGGAGGTTCTATTAAATATTTAGAAAACTTATTTTCATTATTACTATAATTTTCATACATATTTATAAACTCTTTGTAAATATTATGTTCAATAAGATTGTTTATTCCATCTGCAAAATTCACACCTAATTCATTATATTTTTTATTATCCATTTCATCAGTATACAATATATTTTTGATGAAATATGATTGTTTTATTTTGTCCTTCATAGTTTGATATGTTATTTGATCATCTATAGATATATCTATAGATTCTAAAAATTGTAAGTCATTTTTATCGTTATTATCATCAACATTGAACATAGGACAAATATCTTCTTTTTCTGCATAATTGTTATTATTCAAAATATCTTGTGTTGGTAATTTTAATATTTTAGGTAATGAAATTTTATATGTTGTAGATGTAGTAGCATCATCTTCAGTGCTAGTATTGAGTTCAATAAATGGATAAATACAATAACATCCAATATTTTCTAGTACTTTGTTACATTCTATTAAATTATGTGTTTTTTGATATTGAAATTTATGTTTTATTATAGTACATGCTATAATAGAATCTATAAATAAATTAACTTCATCATTTAAATTATTTCTCCATATTTCTTTAAAATCACCATTAAGACCTTCAATATCCTGATTATTATTTGTTCTAATATATGGTTCACTTACATCGATTATACTACTATAATCAAGCTGATCGGTATCTGGTTCTAATCTACGATTAGATCTTATTACAAAAAATTTTTTGTAATCAAAATCATTTTGTATCATAAAATTCTTTTTATTTTTATCATTACTATCACGGTCAAAACAATTGTTATAGCGCGCCACTAAGTCATCACCTTCTATACTATCAAAATTCATTAATTCAATTGCATCTTTATAAATAGGTTTATTAATACTATCTAAATCTATTTCATTATCTGTTTCTGACATATATATACTTTATTAAAATAATATAATAATATATTTTTTGATATTGAAAAAAAACATATAAAAATAATTTAAATATTATTTTTATTATTTTTATATTATGAAAAATAGTAAATTTTATAGTGATGATAAATATTATGATTTTAAAGATGTATTAATATTACCTTGTAAATCTAGTATAAATTCAAGAGATTCTGTAAATTTAAATGTTACTAAAAATTTTAACAATAATCAAACTTATAATGGTATACCAATAATGGCTTCAAATATGACAACTACTGGAACATTTGAAGTATATAATGTTCTACATGAACATAATATGATTACTGTATTTAATAAATTTTATAAATTAAATGATTTTTTAAATTTTAAAAAAAAGTTTGATATAGATTTAAATCCTGAATTATTTATGATTTCTACGGGTATATCCGATAATGATTATAATAATTTAGTTGAAATATTAGATAATTTCAATTGCAAATATATATGTATAGATATTGCTAATGGTTATATAAATAATTTTTATGAATTTTGTAAAAAAATCAGACTAAAATATTCTAATAAAATAATTTGTGCTGGAAATGTATGTACAATTGATGGTGTTAAAAATTTAATAGATATAGGTATAGATATTATTAAAATAGGTATAGGTTCTGGTTCAGCATGTACAACCAGAATAAAAACAGGTATTGGTATGCCTCAATTATCATGTATATTAGAATGTTCTGAATATGCTAAAAAGTATTCTATAAATAATAAAAAATTTCATATTTTAAGTGATGGAGGTATAACTTGTCCTGGTGATGTAGCAAAAGCTTTTGTTGCTGGTGCAGATTTTGTAATGGTAGGCGGTAGTTTTGCTGGTCATGATGAAAATCCAGGAGATATATTAGAAATAAACAATGAAAAATATAAAATTTTTTATGGTATGAGTTCTGAACATGCAATACAAAATCATTATGATAATAATAATACATTAAAATATAGAACATCTGAAGGTAGATATTTAAAAATAAAATACAAAGGTAAATTAATAAACACATTAAATGATTATTTAGGAGGTTTAAGAAGCACTTGCACATACACTAATTCAGAAGATTTGAATTGTTTATATAAAAATGGAAAATTTATATTGGTTAACAATCAATATAATGATATTTTAATAAAATAATATTTATTTTATATTATTTTATATTATTTTATATAATTTTTTTATTTTATATTAAATTATATTAGATTATATAAAATATACATTAAATGTTAGAATCTGGCAAACTTATACTTAAGCTGATAGTAAAACATTACAATCCATTTAGTTTTAGTTTAAATGAATATGGAATATCAGATACAAAAGATAGTCAATCTGGAAAATCAAATGGTATTATTACGTTTGTTGGTGTAAAAGATATATATATATTGATGTTGTTTAGAATAGTTATAGTGCTTGTTTGTATAGCTGCATTTTTTGTTACTTATTTTATAAGTGATGGTATATTTAATTCTGATGATAAAAAAGTTTCAACAAAAAGATTTGTAGTGTATGGTTGTTTATATATTATCGTAACATCACTATTAGGTTTTTTGTGGTTTTGGGCAAAGTGTTTAAAAAAACAATAATAAAAAAAATATTAAATAAATATATTAAATAAATATACAATTTATATTAAATAAATATACAATTTATATATATATATATAAATTATATATGAAAAACATTTTAAAAAATTTAAAATATACAAATAAAATATTATTTTTGATAATAATATTTTTAGTAATTATGTTTTTTTGTATTTACAAATTAAATAATAACAAATCATTAAAAGAATTTTATGAAAATATTTTAGACAATTGTAATTCATGTAGTGCTAAACCATATTCTGGTAATTGCAAACCGATATATGATTTAAGTTTTAATATAAATGAATCAAAAACTCGATCTAATGGTAGAAATATATATGATATAAGTTTAATAGATATTAATTTAGTATTTTGTGAATGGGAATCTATAGGAAATAGTTGTATGTTAGACGAATCTAATAATTTTGTGAAAAATTATAAAGATTATCTATGTTGTAATGAAAGTATATATACAAATAATTTAAAAACAATAAATAAAGAGTTAGGATTAGAAAGCAATTGTGCTAACTTAAATCGTTATCAACTTGATTTAACTTCATTTTTAGATAAAAACACGGCAAATAAAATGTGTAAAGATCAAACTATAATACATAATAAAAATATACACGATGATACTATTTTACAAGTAAAAAATGATATAAGTGGTGCAGTTTTTTATAAATATAGTATAGATTTAAGTTCAGTATTTTTAGATGAATCATTAACTAAAAGAGAATTATTAGATTATTTGAATGTATATGAAATAAAATATAGAAAAACTTACCGAACAGTTAATGATATTCCAGATGATATTCCAGATGAAAATCTAGATACTAATGAGAAAACATTAATGAATAATTATGATAATAATGATGAAAATAGAAGCAATTTTAAAAAAACAACAGATATTAGTATAAATATAATAAAAAATTATTTGAAAAATTTAGATGATAATGATCCCTTATATGATGATTATTATTATAATATAAAGTATGATTTATTAAATATGATAAGTGTAAGTGATGTTTCATATTATACTATAAAATATGTACCATTTACAAAAACTCAAGTAAGTGATTATATAAAAAATTATAAACAAAATAATAGTTATGTTCCTAGTATACATGATAGAAATAGAATATTAATGGCAGATGAATATATGGATTGTAGTGGTAGAACTCATGAAACACAAAATTTATATAATGAAAATATGTATTTTGATGATTTAACAAAACCAGATAATCCATATGATTTAAATATAATAGATAATAGTAATTATTTTTTTACACGAATTGGTAAAACAGATAATTATGATGATACTACTTGGAAAGCTTATAAAAATACACAAGACACTCCAGCAATTGATAGAGAAATGGAAAATATTTATATTGATTCATTAAATAATAATTTGTATAATAATGTAGATAATGATAATAAAGTATCAGTGAATGTTATAAATACATATTTGAACGCAATAAATAATTTTTATGAAAAAAATATAAATAAAAGATTTTTTGATAATAAACATGATAAATTAATATTTGAAAATAATCAATTGAAAATAAACAGAAATTCATTTTATTCAAATCAAAATATACCAAATGATATAAGTTATAGTTGCTATGATAATCCAACAAGACGGAGTGAATATTGTGGTCCAGAACCATATTATGAAACGAAAATAAATTAATAATAATAATAATAATACAAATATATATAAAAATAATATTAATAAAATATAATATATAATGAATTTATTAAAAGATAGTTGGACATTATATATTCATTTACCAACAGATATAAATTGGGCATTAAATAGTTATAAGAAAATAACAACATTTAATAAATTAGAGGATTCAATAGTATTATTAGAATATATGAATAGCGAATTGGTAACAAAATGTATGTTATTTATTATGAAAAATGATGTAAAACCAATATGGGAAGATTCTAATAATTCTCAAGGAGGATGTTTTTCATATAAAATATCAAATGATATAGTTCACGATGTATGGAAAAAATTATGTTATTTATTAATTGGTAATACATTAATAGATGATACTGAAATATTATATAATATAAATGGTATATCAATAAGTCCAAAAAAAAATTTCTGTATTATCAAATTATGGTTGAATGATATAATACATATGAAAAATAACAAAATATTTTCAAATTTATTAAATAATGAAGAACAGGATAATGTATATGATCCTTTTAAAATTCATGAATTATGTAATATTGATAAACATTTATGTATATTCAAACAACATAAATTGTTATATTAAATAATTTGATTCAATATATTAGGTAAATATATAAACAAAAAATTGTAACTAATTAAAATATCGTATGGTTTTATATAATTATTTTTGTTATTATTTTTTATATCTTCATATCCTAATTTTATAATATTACAATAATATATAGCTTTTTTTAAATCATTTACTAAATTATTATTGTAATTCAAATTATTGATTTTCATTTTCAAAGTTTTATCTAATTTTTCTATTTCATATTCAGAAATATTATTTAATAAATTTAATTTATAATTCATATCAACTCTACAAATAGGACAAGTATCTGATTTTATTAACCAATTATATAAACAATGATCATGTATGCAATGATTATTTATACATTTATATTTAGATGCATTTGATATTAAATCTAATTCACAACAAATAGCGCATCTATAAGAATTTTTATAAAAATTGATTATTTTATTTTTATTTTTTGAAATATATTTGTTTATTAATATAATTTGTTTATCATAATTCATATAATATAAAATATTTATATATTGTACTAAAATATATAAATATTTACAAAAATTTAATAAATTATTATGCAGATGGTAAAGGAGCTAAACATAATTTTATTTCTCCTAAACTAGCTACATTATATTTAACAATTAATGGCATATTATTTTCTAAATAAATTTCAATTTGACTACATAAATTAGTACATTTTATAAAATATACTAAATTTTTTAATGAAAATTCTCCTTGTATAATTTTTGTTAATTCTTGTTTTTGAATAAATTGCATAGAACCAGACATTTCTGTTCTTCTAATTTCAGCATTTGCAAATTGACCACGACATATAAATATAAGTTCATCACATACCGATTTTATTTCTAATTTTTCCGATATATTTGCCATATCTCTAATTATCTTTTGAAAATCAACTGATGGCATATTAATAATTGATGAATAATTTACATTTGGTATATCGTGTTCTTCATTTTCTGGTTCTATTAATCTCAATTTTTGTGTTTTACATTGTTTTATATCTCCATTTTCAAATCTTAAACCTAGTTCTGTTATAACACCGTCCGTATAATCATTTTTTTCTATAAAAATAGTTAATGTATCATCATTATCAACTGAACTAATTAATTTGAATAAATGTAACATATTTACACCTATAATAATTTTATCATATAAACATTCATATACTTCAAAATTATCCGCTTTTAAAAATAGATGAACTAATATTGTATGTGATTTATCCATATTTATAATTTTTATACCTTGTTTTGTGAAAATTATATTAGTATCTAATAGTATATCCTTTAATGCACTCATCAAAATACGAAATGGTGCAATTTGTACAGTCTTTATAGTTAATACATTTGAATCATTTATGTATGATGACATTATTAAATACTTATGTTTATATTTTAGAAAATCTTTTTATATTATATTGTATTTTTAATATTATATTTATTTATATCATATTAAATAAATTTTACAATATTATATTATATTTATTTATGTTTTTAAATAAAATATTAATCTTTTTTTTATTTGTACAATCTAATTTTTCATTAAAATTTCATAATATTAAAACTATTAAACTAATGTATAGAAAAAATGATCTTAATTATGATATATACAATAATATATATTATAATACAAATCATAATATATTAACAGCTGAACATATTTTTTGCAAATCATTTATAAAAATTTATAATAATGCACATTTAGATGCACATAATATATTTTTGACATCGGCATATACTAATACCTATCGTAGTAATTATAAATATATTGATACAAAAAATATAGATTATATATCTAAAAAAAAATTTCATTTTATTGACTCTAATAATTATAGAAATACCAAAAATAAATTATTTCTACCTTGTAACTATTCTCGTGGAATAATTGCTAGAACTATAAAATACATGTTGTACAATTATGATAAATTATTATTAGAAGATATTATTATTGATGAAGAAACACTGGAAAAATGGGATATTGATTATCCACCTACTAAATTTGAAATAAAAAAAAATGAATTAATTAATAAATTTCAAGGTAATAAAAATATTTTCATAAATTAAATTATTTCTGCACCTGTAAAATTTAAATAATAATAATAATAATAATAATAATAATGAAATATACATATTGATAATAACAACATTAATAATATTAAGTATTTTATAAAATAATTTGCCCATAACAACCCAAAATATTATTTATAATTCTAATTCAATAAATATTGGACAGTGATCTGATGACATTATTTCATCACAAATTTTTAATGATTTCACTGATTTTGTTAAATTATATGTAATTAATATATAATCTAACCTCCATCCATTTGTATTTGCTCTTTTTTGTTTCAAAAAGTTTGACCAATATGTTGAAATTCTATCTTGTTCTTTTGATAATCTAAATATATCTGTTAATTTATTTTCTTTCAATAAATCATTGAACATAGTAATTTCCATCTGCAAATGTCCAGCTACTTTATTTAATTTTTGTTTTGAATTTGATACATCTAGTTCTGTTAGAGCTACATTAAAATCACCACACAAAACTAATTCTTTATTTGTAGAAGTTATTAATTCATTTACATAATTTGATAAATTATTATTGAAATTTTCTCTATATGTAAATCTATCACTTGTTATTGATTGTGAATTTGGCACATAAACATTAATTAAAACAAACTTTTCAAATTCTAATACAATTATTCGACCTTCACTATCAAAACATGGAGTTGGTAACATATTTATTGGTTTTATTTTTGACCAAATACTTGTGCCACTTAATCCTTTTCTTTGTGTAATTCCATTAGATGAAGCCCAATATCTATAAGGATAATTATTTTCTATAATTTCATTTAATTTTATTTGATCTGGTTCACATTTTGTTTCTTGAATACATAAAATATCAATATTTTCATTGTGTAAAAAATCAAAATTATAATTTTTTATTCTAGCACGGAGTCCAGCAACATTCCATGATGCAATTTTCATATGTTATTATTGAATAATTATATATTAATCAAGATATAATTATTAAATAATATCAATTTTATATTAAACTATCATTATAAATTATTTATTTTTAGACGCAAAATATCTATTTCTTTTGATAAATTTTCTATCATTTTATTTTGATTATTTATTATTTCAAAAATATCATTTAAACTTTGAATTTGATTCACTTTTATTATATTGTTCATATTAAATTCTATATTGTTTAATTTACTATTTATTATATTATAACTTGTTTCATTTGTTATAATTGATTCTTTTAATCCAGCAATACAATAGTTAAATATATTATTATAATTTAATTTATATGGTTCGGTTTCTGAACCTTTTATTACACTAAAACTTAAATCATTTATTTTTTCTACATCTTGGGCTATTAAACCTATTTCTTTAATATATGGTTCTGTTATTTCACCTGTATAATCTATATTTTTAAAAGTAGTAGTTTTATCATATACTATTGGATTCAAACTTTTTATAGTATTCAATGTATTTGTTAAATTTTTTTCATTATGTTTCAATCTATCATCACTTGGAATTGGTCCACCCATTGTTAATCCTGATGATGATGATGATGATGATGATGATGATGATGATGATGCAGTGAATTCTTGTGTTCCTATAAATATTTTTGTTTGTGCATATAAAATGTTACATGATATATCATTACTACATATATCGCTACAAGATATATCACCATTTATTGATATATCATTATTTATGTACAAATTATTTGCACATATATCATTACAACATATATCTACACATGATATATCACCATTTATTGATATATCATTATTTATGTACAAATTATTTGCACATATATCATTACAACATATATCTAAACATGATATATCACCATTAACAGATATATCATCATGTACATATAGATTTACTAAACTTAAATTTCCATTTATAGAAATATCATTGTATAATGTAAATGAACCAGTTGACCCCCCTAGTTTGTATTCTAAACCACTATAATTTGTTACTATTTTATCAGAATTACTAAAATCAATATATTTAGTATTTGATATATCTATTTTTTGATTGTTTCCATCAATAATTACATTTTTTATTTTTATTTTATTTCCACCTAGTTCTGATTTTGAAATATCTAAATCATAATCAGGATTTTGTGTTCCTATACCTATTCTATTATTTTCTGTATCAATAACTACTACATTATTATTATTTACATCATAATTATCACCTAATAAATTTACTGCTGAAACAAATTCATTAAAATTATTACCAGACATTTAAATTATATATAATATATATTTTAAATGTTTGATTATTGCATAATAAATTAATATTTATTTGTTTTCCAAAGCTTCTATTCTATTTAATAAATTATTATAATCTTCCAATGATATTATTTCTTTTTGCCAAAATGTTTCAAAAATATTCATTTGTTCAATATTATTATAATCGTCTTCATTTTTACTATTTAATATTGTTATATTATTAAAAATTAAATCTTCTTTTCTTAAAAATACTTCAAAATTTTCAACAGATGGTAAATTAGTTATTGTACTATTATTGAATAATCTATATATATTGTTTTGATATAATATTATATTATCTAAATTGTAACATTCATACAATGTTTTATTTGTTATATTATTATATCTTATTTCTTTTAATGATATATTATCAAATTTATTATTTATTAAAATATTGTGTTGATGATCTGTTAATGGATTTTTGAATTTTATACCAAAACCTTTTATACCTCGTTTACTTAAATCTTCTTGAACATTGAATATATCATATATAAATTCCAATTTATTATATTCATCTAATCTATGTGATGAAGCATATTGTATATCCTCATTATCATATATAGATATTGATGTATTCAAATTTATATTATTTTTAAAATCTAAATTATTGTAAATTTTGTTTGATGAATTATAAACTGTTACAATAGTTGTCCATTTGTTTTTTGGTATAAGTAATGCTTTCATATCATTACCTAAAATTATTATTTGATTTATATTTGTAAATGGTAACATTATTAAATCTTTAAAATCTTCTCCTAATACACAATTTTCAATATTTATGTTTTCATTTAAATATATTCTAAATGAATTAGTAAAAATATTATCATTTACATCATATTTTTTATATTGTGTTACTTCAAATTCATTATTACTATTATAATATATTTCTACTTTACCTTCATGATATCTTATACCTATATTTTTTGGTATATTTTCTGTTACTATAATATCTTTTGCATAATTATATATTAAATTATTATGTAAATGATTGTTACTTGGTAATTTAATTAATACATCATCGTCTTTTACATCTACTATTATTTTATTAATACTATTATTATTATAATATTTATTTGTATCATTATCTACATATTTCTCTCTTCCTTTTATTTTTAATATTTCATTATATTCACACATATTTTTTGGTAATTTTAAACTGTAACTATTATTAAAATTATTAGATGGTCCTAATAATGATATTGAATTTTTATTATTATCTGAGTTAAATTTCAACTCTGATTTAGTTTCATTATTATTTAATTCTATTTTATTTAAATTTATAGAATTTTTCCATGATGTTTTATAATTTTTTATTATTTCCATAAAATTATTTGAATTATTTGTTTCTATTATTATTGGATCTATAAATAAATCATTTTGTTGCCTTATATATAATGAAAACTTTTCAATACTTGGTAAATTATATACATTTTTCATAAACAAATTATAAGATTTATCTTTCAACAATGGTCTATCTTCTAATTGTCCACATGTATATTCCATATAATTTGAATCTTTTATCATTTCTATTTTCGTATTCTCTAATTTGTTATTTATTAAATAATAATGTTGCATACTATTTAATGGTTTGTCAAATTTTATTACTAAATTACCACATCCATTTCTTGACAAATAATATAAATCATCTGGTAATTCTTTTGGAACTATTATTACTATTTGATTATCTGCTGAATATAGTCTTATTTTTTTTTCATTGTGATTATAAATATTTAAATCATAATTTTCAATATTATCTAATTTGTCTATCACCAATAACTCATTATCTAATGTATTTTTTTCAGAACTTGATATTTGTATTTTGTTTTTTTCATTTGTTGTTATATTCAATTTTGAATTTACTAACAAATCACTAAATGCTGCTTTTGTTGCATCTACACTGTCATCTAAATCATAACCTATTATTGAATTATGAAATCTTCCACCTACTATGTTTCTTGATATATCATTCAATATTCGTTCAATATTCAAATCACCATTTATTAATCCTGTTGTTCTATTTATATTTATATCCAATGCATTTACAAATAATGTTCCATTTACATTTATATCATTAAAATTTATATTTGAGCTTGTTACATTTTCTATATTTATATTACTTATATCTGCATCTTCTATATTTATTTTTTGTGTCTCAATACTATTTGTTATTATATGATTATTATAGGTTATTCCTTTTACATTTAAGTCATTATTTATTGTTACCAAATCATTATTTATATTGTATATGTTTACATTACTTATATCTGCTTTTTCTATATTTGATTCTTTTGATTCTAATAAATTATTTATTATTTTATCATTATATATTGTTTTGTTTGTACTTATATCTTCATAAAATGTACAAGCACTATTTATATTATACAAATTTACATCACTTATATCTGCCTTTTTTATATTTGATTCTTTTGATTCTAATAAATTATTTATTATTTTATCATTGTATATTGTTTTATTTGTACTTATATCCTCATAAAATGTACAAGCACTATTTATATTATATAAATTTATATCACTTATATCTGCTTCTTTTATATATGAATTTGTATTATATAATTCTCTATTTATTAATATTTCATTACTTAATGTATTATATATTATTACATTTTCTGTATTAAATACTATTTCATTATTTGATATTTCATTTATTGTTGCTACATCATTTTTTATAAAATCTATCTCACCACTTGTTGATGTTATATAACTAAATATATTATTACTTGCTGTATATATTATTTTTTGTTCAGTTGGTGTATATGAAAAATCTATAAAAGTATAACATACATCAAATGTTGCTGCTAATATTTTATCTATTCTTATATGATTAAATAATACATCATTTATTGTTGCCCGTCTTTTTACATGTAAATCTTTTTCCATTTCTACATTTTCTAAAAATTTACTTGTATCATTTCTGTTTGTTTTGAATATTATTCCTCCACTAACAGAATGAAATGTCATACTTTTTAATTGTTTGTTTTCATTCAAATATTCTTGGTATGTTATTGGTTCTCCTGTTTTAACTGAATTCATAGCTAAATTATATGTTTCTAAATCGTGTTTAAAATAACTACCTGTAACTTTCCATGGTCTTTCTTCTCTATTAAAATTTAAAAATGTTATATCATTTATATCCGATATTGTTTTTCTAGATGGACCTGACATCAATTATAATATAAAAATATAATATTTTTGTCTATATATTATATTTTTATATTTCACTTTTAATTCATTAACTTGATTTATTATCTTTATATAAATCATAATAACCATCTGTAGTATCATCTAGATCATCTGAATTATGTGTAAATTCAGATGGACTTAAATGATTATGTATTTCTTTTATTAATTTAAATAATATATCTATTGATTCATGTACATTATAACTTATATCATTACCACTACCACTATTTTGTTTATTTATATGTATATCTATATCTATATCATTACTTGTTCCACTTATATCAATTGTATATGATGGATCAACCGTTCCTATACCTATTCTATTTGAACTTAAATCAAAACAAATACTATTATTTTCATCTATATTACTTAATTCTGATTCTACTACACTTTTGGGTAAATTAAAATCTGCGATATTTGTTAATAATTTATTAACATCCATATTTATTATTTAAATATAATATTTTATATAATTTTTTTGTAAAATATTATATTTATTATTTATTTATCTTCTTCTTCTTCTTGTTTTTTTTGATTTGGTTTTTTTACCTTCTTTTTTTACATAACCAAATTTACCTTTTTTAGTAAAATAACCATATTTTTCTAATCTTTTTTCTTTTTTAGCCATATTATGTTTTTTTCTAGATACTATTTTTCCACTTTTATTTTTCAATAAATCTTCTTTTTTTAAAGCATCTTTTCCTCCATTTGTTTTGTAAGCAGTACCATGCATAACTTGCGCTCTACTACCTATTAAAAATTCATATTTTTTACCTTGTATATGATATTTACCATCCTTTGATCTCATCGTTTTTTTTACCATATTTTATATATTGTATATATATTTTATTATTTACTAAATATATTTTTTTTTGTTTATATTACTATCTTTATAATATAATTTTATTATAATATAATGTCATCTATTAATAAATTGATAGCTAATGTTAAAAAAACTTCTTCTTTAACATCTTCATTTGTAAATAATGATTCTTCATATATATGTATTGATACTAGCACTAATAGAATTGGTTTTAACACGCAAGAACCTAGTTATTCTATACATATTGTAGATAATAATGGTATTATATGTGTTAGTAATATTTTATTATCTAATTTACATTGTGATGTTAGTGGTTATATAAAAGACCTTTCATGTATAAATTTTGATGTTTCTTCTTTAACAGTTGATTCTAGTTTCATAGTAGATGGCACATTTTGCAGCATTTCTTGTGATGCTATTGATTTTTGTAACTCACTATTAAAGGTATATGATTTATCTGTTAACAATGATTTATCTGTTAATACATTAAAATATAAAACTTTGGAGAAAATAACTATTACTGGTGATGCTGCTTCTCCCGATAATTTTGACAAAGTTAAAATTAATGATTGTTCTATTAACCAAAATTTAGATGTTAGTGGAATAATAACTTTTAATAAGCAAAGTGATGATAAACTTTCTGAATTCAATTGTTTTAATGCTGAAACTAGTTTCAATCTTATAATAACACAAGATATTAGTTGTGCTAATGAAATATCTTGTAATGATATATGTTGTAATGAGATATCTTGTAACTTTATTAAAGTTATCAATGAAATATCTTGTGTTGATATCAATTGTGATTTTTTAAATAATTCAAATACATTTATAACAACTGATATATCTTGTATTGAAATATCATGTAATGATATATGTTGTAATGAAATATCCGCAAATAATTTGTACATATATAATGATATATCTTGTATCAATAAGATAACAACTAGTGAATTAGAAATTACAAATACATTACAAACGACTGGAAATATTACTATAATTGGTGTAACGTTGAATAATTGTAATATTAGTGACAATTTATTTGGCCTGCAAAATAGTAAAATTGATATTAGTAAATCTCAACTAATAATACCTGATATATCATATGTCAATAATTTAACAACTGGTTCAATTTACTTTGATTCAAGTTTACAATCTATTAAAGTTATACATAACTCTCATGAAACACCAGATCAATCATACAATATATTTTATAATAAAAAATTTGTTAATGTTGAATTAAGTTATAATAATATAATATCTAATAATGTTGCTGATATTGATGATAGAAATAATTATCAAAATATAATAGATAGTACTTATACTAATTTTGTTCCATTTAATAACATTAGAAATGATTATGTAAATAATTTTATATCTACTACTACTGATATTAGTTATTTGAATATACCATTAGATATATCATATAATAAAGCTAATGTAAATAATAAATTTTATGATATTACTGGTGCAAGAATACAAGATGTAAAAGTTGATAGAATACGAATTAAATATAATGATTTTGCAGATGATACTACACCATCATCTAGCAATACACAATTATTTAAAGATAAAAATATATTTTTTAATATAAATGCTTATGTTACATTGAAATATTTTAATGAACATCCTAATGATGTTGAAGTTATTAGTTATGATTTTGAAATGAGGAATACTGTGAGTGCTTCTGAAGGTAATTTATTAACTAAATCAAAAAATACAATCATTTCTTTTGATAACTCATATAATTATTCTACATCAAATTTAAATTATGTTGGAAAACTTGAAAATGGAACTGCTGATATTAATAGTTATATATATTTTAGAATCAAAACTGATAACAATAAAGATATTAACAACTTATTATTATATGATTTTAATTGTTCTATTGTTCAAATATAATTATATTATTTAATGTTACATTCAAATTAAATAATATAATTTATTTAAATATTTTGATTTTTTTTTTGATAGTGTTTTATTAATGATGTTTGTTGGCGATTTGTAGAACTTGATGAACCTAACTTATAATTATGTAAAGTTCTATCATATAATCCTTTACAATCACTTGGGCAAGGTTTTACTTTACTTTCATCTTCTTCTGTAATTATATTTACTATAATATCTCTATATAATATTATTTCATTCAAATTAGAATCTAATACACTATATTTTATAAATTTTTCATATCTTCGTATTTCTCTATTTTCTATATTATTTATTATTTTACTCAAATAATTATCATATGTAGAATCAGGGTATTTAGTATCCATATAATTTATTATATATTCCATATTTAAATTTGCATCAATTAATATATTGTCTATTGGTTCATATATTCCTCTATATTCGTCTGTTAATACACTCACATTATTTGATGTTAAATCATAAAATTTATATAGATTTGCATTAAAATCATAATTTAATGATTTGAAATTAACAATATCACTTAATATTTCATATCTAATATCTGGTGAAGTTATATTTAATGGTATATTGAATAAATTTGGTACAAAATTATTATTATAATAAATTCGTGGACCATTAATCGCTTCATAAATTTTTATATTTTTATTATATTTTCTTGTGTTATTTAATTTATCTTTTACAATAAATAATATATCAACATATCCATATAGTAAGTCTATTGTATTATCATAATTATTAAAATTTGAAAAATTAAAAAAACTATCTAACGATATATCTAGTATATAAGAACTTAATACACTTTCACTATAAAATTGTTCTATATTTGCAGCATCATTAATAGTATAAACATTTTCCTTATGTATATACATATATGTTTTATTATCATATACTGAATATTTACTACTACCATCTTCAATATCTTTTATATTTTTTACAAAATTTAATAAATTTAATTTTAATCTTTTGTCTTTTAAGTCTGTTGATGTAAATTTATTATAATGATATATAATAATTTCAAAATTGTCATTAAAATTAATACGAGGTGGTGTTATATCTGGTATTGTCAAATCTAACAAATATTTATCAATATATAAATTTTTATTATAATAATCTTCATAATTTACATCTATATTTATCATTATACTATTTGATTCTATTGATCTTAATAATAATTTTGACCCTTTTAATGTTATATCACTTATTAAATGATTTATTTCTGGTATTTTTTCTATGCCTACATGAGCTCCAAATAACTTAACTTTTGTTAAATCAAATTTTTTCTTGAAAATTTTGTATGTTAAAGTATATAATCTACTTATAGTATTTATATTTATTAGTGAATCTGTTTCTATGTTTATAATATTTGCAAATTCTTCTGCTGTTGATAAAAGTCTAGTTCCATTATCATTCATTCTTTCCGCTATTGGTTCAACAAATGATGTTCGTAATATTGTTGATAAACTTACATCCTCCATCTTAATGTTTTTATAAGTTAATATCTTTTCATTAGCAAATTGACTTTTTACATATGATATATCTAAATCAGAAAAATCGGTATACCATTCTAAATAATCATTATTATTGTATTTTTGTTCATTTTCATTTTTTAAATTATTTATATTTTTACTATTATTATAACATATATCGTACATTTCAAATATTTCTTTAGCATAATTCACATCATATAATTCTTGTACAATTTCTTCATATATTGACATTTCTTGGGCTAACAATTTGAAATTTGTTTTCAAATCATCAAATAATTTTTCAAATGTATTATAATTAAAATAATTATCTAATGACTCTAAATAATCAAATGATAAATCATTCATTATTCTTAAAAATTGAGGATAATTATTGCTTACTGCATCATATGGTTTTAATGCATAATAATATAGACTATCTGATAAATCGATATATAATTTATCAACACCGTTATCTGTTTTATTATAAAAATAATATAAATCTTCATCTTTTTCTTCTCTTGGTGTAGTAATTGTTGTATCATATAATAAATATGAAAAATCTATTTTAAAAGATTCTCCATTTATAACTTTTTCGTAATTATTATTTATTATTATATCATTATATGTAAAATTTACATTCTTTTTTGGAAACTTCAATCCTGATGCATCTGTTGATATTTCTATTAATTTTAGTTGATTTATACTTGCATCTATTAATTTTGCAAATGATAAATCATTTTTATATACATATATTGCAGATGGATCTGTTTCTGATCTTGCTGACCATTTTCTAATATTTTGATTATTTGGATTATCAATTTGTCTTTCTTCAAATGTATATTTTATAGGATTCATATTCAAATCTATATAACTAAAATCATAATTTTCTCCATCTATATCATATAAATTTGATAAGTCAATCGTAATTTTATTGCTAATATAAGTTACTAAATCACCACATATGTCGAAATTATAAAGTAATCTTGTATCAAATCCTGGTTCTTCATTAAGACTAGTATCTTCATAATTATATTTTAATTCATTATATATACTATAATATTTTGTAGGAGGGTTAGTATTATTATAACTTATTTCATACATTGGATAAACTAATTTGTACATTAATGAATTTATGAATATATCGTCAGCAATATCTGAATTAATATCTCTCAATCGTGGTCTAAATATACCTCTTATTTCATCTACATAATTATTAAAACTACTATGCATTTCTTTCAAATTTTCATAATCTTCTCTTCTTTCTAGAATAAAATCATTAGCAATATTACTATCTTGACTAATATATTCATGAAAAAAATTAAAAAATTTATCATAATTAGTTTCTATTAAATTATAATCAGCTTTTAATTCATCCATTTTTATATAAATTTCATCATCAATAACATTATTTAAATTATCAAATTGAAAATTTTCAAAGTCTGGTATTAATCTTGAAATCAAATCATCATTTTTTATACCAAATAATATATCATTGAATATAGTTTTTCTATTTCTAATATTATCATAAAATTCATTTAAATTTACTGATTGTATAACATATCTAAGTTCTGATAATATTTCATTTAATCTTTCATGTATATTAAAATATTGTTTGTTTATTGTATTATCTATTTTATTAAACAAAATAGTATCTGAACCCCAATCATCTCTATATGTTGTTTGTTCATAAAACATACTATTTATTGTTATGTAAATATATTGTACATAATAATTGAAAACTATTAATATACTTCTCAAATCATCTAATATTTTCATATGATCATTTGTAAATATTATTTGTTTTTTTTCTGAAAAATCAAACATATCAAAATTATTTACATAATTTATTGAACTCAATTTTAAAGTGTATTTTAAATTTTTTGGTTTTATATTTTCTGATTTGTACAAAGGTATTTTGTATATATTTCTTTCAAAATAATTATTCAAATCTAATATAAATGTATAAGTTTCATCATATTTATATATTTCATTATTTATTGTTTCATATATTATTTCTGATGTACTTCCATTTATATTCAAAATATCAAATATTTTGTATGGTTCATTATTTAAATCATTTGTACTTAGACTATCTATTACATCAAAATCAATACTTAAGGTTTCTTTATTTAAATCATTATTACTTATTGAATATATTATATTATTTTTTGAAGAATCATAAACATATGATTCTACTACATCACTATTTTCACTAAAATCAAAATAAAAAGATGATGATAAATCTATTAAATAATTATTGTTATTAACAATAATTTTACTATCTTCATGTTTTTCTATTTCATCATATATTAAATAATTTGTATGTTTATTATCATTTGTATCATATTTATGAAAAATAAATTTATTACTATCTGGTAATATACCTATATTGTGATAAAAATTTTTTTGTGTTAGTAAAATTGCTGAATCACTAACATCATCAACTTTATTACTTGATAAAAATACTATATTACTTGTATCTACATCTTCAAATATTTTTTGACTATCATTATTATTTACTTCTTCTTTGTTTAATACATTTCCTCTTAAAAACATTGAAGCATTTTGAAAAATAATACAATTTGAAATATCTTCTTGTGGAGGTATATATTCTATTAAACTTACATCACAATATATATGTACATCAAATTTTTTGTATAATAAATATTCATAAAATTTGTTTATATTTGATGGATTTATTAATTTATCAAAATTATCGTTTAATTTTTCAATATTATTATTATCCATTATTGATTTATCTAATACACTAGTTGTTCTATTAAATTCATAAATTTTTTTTTGTATATCATGTAATTCTACATCATTAAATTTTTTATAATTATCTAAATAATTTAAAATATCTATATAAGAATATAATAAAAAATCTATATTATTAGCTGAACTATCAAATCGTAACAAATTATTTAATAATAATTTATTTGTACTTAATATTTTATTTTCCAATATATTAACATCATAATTTTTGTCATTTATTATCACATTACCTCTCATATCTTCTATTGTATATTTAAAATTATCATTTGTATATTTATTTGGTATTTTATTTAGTGTTAATGTATTTACATAATTATCAAAATAATTAACATTATTGATTATATTATCTGTTATTAATTCTATTATATTAAAATATAAATTAGTATTTGTATTATCAAATATTTTTTTTGTAATTATATCATTATTATTATAACTACCATCATAATATTCAAATATTAATTCAAATGTTTTATTATTAGTCAAATAATCTGTATCTAATCTATTATCTTCTGGTATATTAAATAAATAATTATAACATGAATCATAATATTCATAATTATTCTCATTTGTATCTTTTTTTAATTTTTTCATTTTCCTTTGATTAAATAAATCACCTTTTGAAATATCATTTATAAATACTACTTTTTTCTCATTATTTAAATATAAAATATTATTTAATATATTTCCTTGTGTTATACCTATAAAAGGTTTAATATCAGGTGTTTCTTTTGTATGACAACTTAATAATATTCTATTTTTGTGTATTTTGATATTATTAACTGGTGAGTTTGCATTTATTGTATTTAAACATAAATCATTTTCTATAGCTCTTATTGTAAAAAAATCTGTTTTTTTAAACATTTTTTCAGATGTAATATTACCATTTAAGCTCAAATATTTATTATTTGATAAAATATCATTAAAAAAACATATGTTTGAATTTATTTGTAATTTTCCAGATATATCTTTTATTCTGTGTGATTTGTAATATAATATATTTGGTGTATATGGCTCTATTAATAATTCAAATTTTGAATTACTCATACCTGGTAAATTTGTATATCTTATATTTTTAGTATATGGTTTTTGATATGATAAATCATAAAAGAATTCTATTTTATTGTAAAAATTAGAACTATCATGCGTATCAAATTCATATAATCCATATGATAAATATAAATTTTTATTATATATTTTGTTATCATTATTATTTGTAAATTCATAAAATGGATTAGATCCTACTATATTTCTATTTCTATTTGTTATTTTAACATTTATATTTATTTTACCATTAATATTATTTGTATAATCAAAATAATTTATATTTTTAATTTTATTATTATTTGTACTAATATCATCTATACAATACAATTTATTATAAGAATTGTCTAATATTATATCTTTAGAATTATTTATATATATCAATGTATTATTACAAACATCATATAATTGAATAGACATTCTGTCAAAATTATTAATTTTTTTCATAGTAATATAACCATTATTACATATATCTTGCAATTTGTACAAATTGCATGATGTATCTTTTTTATCATATATATTATATATTTGTCTTGTTACTAATTCTACATTGTTACTATAATTTATATTTATATTATTTGATATATCAAATGGTAATATAAAAGCATAATAATAATTTTTTTCTAGATTTATAATGTAACTAATGTCATATATATTATTATGTACATATTTATCACTATAATCATATTCATATGGTACATTATTTATAGTGTATTTATAACATAATATATTTGATAAATCTAATTTATTTAAATTGTTACTTATATCATTATTTTTATCAAAAAATAAATTGTTGTCATGTAGTTTCAAATATGTTATATATTCTAATGGTTGCGTTTTTACTATTTTTAAATCTCTATGTTTTTTGGCTTCTTTATTATTACTATTTGATTTTTTGTACAATATATCATAATTACCAATATTATTTGTTATAAATCTATAATCAATACCATTTAATTCTGATTCTTTAATATTATACTTTATATTATCATTTAAATTTTTATTTTTTATTACTAATGATACATCTTGTATTTTAGCTAATGACCCATCTATTACATCAAATATACTATGACCATAATCTACAAATGGTTCATATTCTGTCAAATATAATTCTATATTACTTGCATCTGGTGAACCTGATAATGTTATATATGGGGGTAATATTGTTAATTTAATATATTTATTCATTGATATTTCATTATTAAATTCATCTTTTACATAAAAAATTTGTACAACACTGGAATTATCTATTGATGATTCATTAAAATTCAATATATTTGACAAATCTATTATATTTAATGATATTTCATTATCATAATAATTGTGACTTATTTCATATTTATTATTACTATCATTATTATAAGACTCATTATTTATTACATATGAGTTATCTCGTATATTTAGAATATAATTATAACTTATTTCATAATTACTTGTAAATAAAGATGAATTATAATAATTAAAAGAACCATCTATAATATTTTTTATTGTTATACCTCTATCTAAATATAATAATTCTGTCCTGTTACTGTAAGAAGTATGTAAATCACCACTTATATAACCTATTATATATGGATTATTTTTACTATCTCCTATTGCATATTTGTTAGATATTTCACTTAATTTATAATTGTTGAATTTAGTATTATCAGTATTTGCTATATAAATTTTATATATATCAATTGTATGTTCATCATTTTTATTAATTTCAATATTTAAAGTTTTTATTATATTTACTTTTTCAGTTATTTCATAATTATCTGCCTCATTATAACATACATCATAACCTAATTCTTCTAATAAACCTATTGATATTTTACTCAATTTTCTAGTTGATGTATTTTGATCTTTTATTGTACACAATATTTCATTACTTAAACCTAATGATTTTATTCCTTTAAATAAATGGTTATCATTTATTAATTGATCATCATTTATGTAAAATTCTTTATTGTTATTTGAAAAGTCTATTGGTAATCTTATAAAACTATTATCTATATTATAACTTGCATCTTGTATATATTCTTTATATATATTTAAAAATTTATCACTTCCTTTATAATAATTGGAATTATTTAATATTTCAAAATTATTATTGTTGTTTGATTCAAACATACTTCTTCTATTTATACCTAATGCTCTTCCTAGTGTATGTAACAATGTTTTTTCATGTACTATTTTGTTGTCAACTATGTCAAAACTAATATCTACTGTTTTTGGATATTTTTTTGAATTTTTATTTTGATATGTTATATTATTTATAGATATATCTATATTTTCAATTGCTGAACTAATATCTATATTTATATTTATTGGCTTCAACCCTGTTATAAATTTATTGTTTAATACCTTTTTCCATCTATAAGCAGCATTATATGTATTTTGTACAAAGTTGTTCAATTTTTCCATTTCATTATTTAATGTCACATTGTATTTATAGTTATTAATACTTATATCAAATATATCTGATATATCTTTAATATCAACTTGTTTTTCCCAATTTTTTGTTGGAACATATGTATACATATAACTGTTTGTATTTGGTTTGTACAAAAATTCATTATTTTTTTGTACATTATATACCATTATTTCTTTAGAAAAATCTAATTCATAAACTATATCATAATATTTTTTTAACAAAACATTTGAAAGATCTAATGTACAAAATGAATTATCGTTTATCATATCTAATTTATTGAATTTGGTATAATTTTTACTATTTTCTAGATCATCATTTATTGTAATATCTATATTTTTTGCATTTGTGTACATATCCTTTTTTTCTTTTGTATCATAAAACAAATCTAAATTTTCACTTATTAATGTTATTAATGATGTATCTATAACATTTTCTAATTTTATTTCTCCACATACTGTATCTTTTACATTTAATTTATATCTTTTTCTCTTATATTCATCATCATTTATATTGTACAAACTTAATATTATATTATATTTATTTGATGGATTTATATAATTAATATTATTTTTTTTTTTAATATTATCTGTATCTGTATAATTATCAAATTTAATGAAATTACTTGATATTTTTTCATTATTATTAAATATTTCACCTGAAAAATCTATTATATTATTAAATAAATCATAATCACAGGTTTCTAATTCAAAAGTTTCTTTATTGTAATCATAACTTAATGATATATCATTTTCTTGTAATATTTTATTATTTTTTAATTTATTATTCAAATTATGATCTATTTTTATCATACTAATATCATTTTCATTATTATCTTTTTTATATTGTCTTTTTATTAATATATAAAAATCATAATCATATTTATACATTATATTTATAGTAATTGTTTCTTGTTTTATATTATTTGACCTATCTTTTGCTTTTATAACTGCTTTATATTTTGTAGATGTTTCTTGTTGCGTATTAATCAATTGTTCTATTTTATTTGCTGATATTTCAATTGAATTTTCATAATATTTAATATTATAATTGTTTTTTATATTTTCATTATTTATATAATTACTTGTATTATCTACATTTATTAGTTCATTGTTATATTCTAATATATATTTTATATCATCACCATAATCATCTATATTTGTATATATTTTTTCATCTAATTTTGTTTTTATTTCATTTGAACTACTATAAATATCTAGGTCTATTTTATTGTAAGATTCTAGTGCTTTATTATTTATATTTGGACTTTCATTATCACATATATCTAATATTCTTTCAAATCTTGTTACATTATTGGAATTTTTTGATGGTTTTGATTTATCTATACTTTCATATATTATTTTATATTGACCTATATCTCTATTATTATTATTTAATCCACCATCATCTATTATTGTTATTGGTGTAAAATTATAATTTGATAAATCTGAAATTGTACTTTTTAAATAAGGCTCATAATAATTCAAGTAAAATTTGTCATATTCGCTGAATGTGTACACATCTTCTATTAATGATGCATCTGTTATTATTTTATTATTTTTACTTTTTTCTATATTATGTACAAATGGTATTCCTTTATCATTTATTTTAAATATTGGACCATCATTTACTATATTTACTTGTACACCTACTATATTACCTGATATAGTTTCTATATTATTATCACCTGATAAATACATGTAATAATAAAATCCATATGTTTGAAGACTTAAATCATATATTATATTATTTGATATTTCATCATATTCTAATTCATCTATTATACCATTTATTGAATAATCATATATTATTTCAAATAGTTTTATGTAATTGTACATATAATTATTATATGTATTTTCAGGAATTCGAAAATTAACTTCTCTATTTTCATTTATCAAAATATCAAATATATCTGGATTATCACTTATGTCTCTTGCTGATAATATATTTCTACTTATTTCATATATATTATTAATTACATTACTATTTAATATTCTTGGATGTCGTTTATTTATTATTATGTTATTGTTATTTAATATATCATTTTCATAATTACCAAAAGATATATCAATTATATCTGATGAAAAATCAAATTTTGGTATTATTGTATTTTTTATGTTAATTTTTCTGTTTTTTGATAAATAAAAATCTTTACTACCATCATTTTCATAAATATATGAATGATAACTAATGTCTATACTGTATGTATTACTTCTTTGTACATAATTCATATAACTTTCTGATAAATCATTTACTAATTTCATTACTTTTGCATCATTTATTTTTGTTTTTACATTGTCATTATTATATGATATATCATAACTATTACTAATTACATTATCTATGTTCAATACTATTGAAATATCTGTAAAAATTTTTGATTCTACTTTATTTATTATATGATTTGATTTATAATCATTTATTATGAATTTTAATTGTTGTAAACCTATTTGATTTGTTATATCTATTATTTCAAAACTTATATCTTTTGTATTTTCTGTTATTTCTATTATAGATATATCATTATAAAATTCTTTATTATTACTTATATCATCTAGATATATTTGTTGGTCTAATATATTATTACATATATCAAATGTAAATGGTATGTTATTATGAAAATTTACAGATACATTATCTTTATTTATAATTGTATTATAACTCATTTCATATATTATATTCAAGGGATTTGTTACATTTTCATATCTATTGTTGTACAATACTGACAAATCTGTCTCATGTGGATTCAAGCTAATTAAATTAGTTAATGATATATCTATTTCTTTACCTATATCAAAATTATTATAAAAATTATCAGAAATTTCATAATTATGTAAAATTGATGATATATCTGAATATGATGTATCTATATTTAATGTTAAATTTTTATTTGATAAATTATAAACATTACTATTTGATAATATTAAACTATTTAAACTTATTTCTGGTATGCTATTATTTTCTATATTAATATATCTTTTTAATGTTATATCAATATTGTTGTAATTTATTTCATAATAAATTATATTATTTCCTATTAATGGATTTTTGTTTACATCTTTATGTTTATAAACAAAACTTAAATCTGTATTTCTTAATGATATACTAATATTTATTGGAATATCTATTGTACTATCTACACTATTCTTTGTATGTATAAAATTTTTATTATACGTTAAATTATAACTTATTTCATTATTTCCATATAAATTATAACTAAATTCTGAATTAATATGAGTTTCATCTATTTCAAATATATTAAAACACATATCAATATTACTAATATCAGTTGTGTTATTATCTATTTTTATTCCTAGTTCGCTGTATTTATTGTATTTATCTATAATATAAGTGTTTTGAGTGTTTCCAGATAATTCTATAATAATATTATTTAAATCTTGTACAAAATACATTGATAAATCTCTATTCGATAATGAATATTTTAATTCATTACCAAATATATCACTTAATGATATATCAGATATATCATTTGGTGAAAATTCATTTGTTGTAAAAGTTGCGTCTGTGTTAATTTTGTACATTGATATACCTGATATTTCTATAAGTGGAATACTACTACTTAAATCTTTTAATATATTATTAATTTCTATATCTGATTGTATATTTGTATTATTGTACAAAAAATTATTTTTATCAAAAGTAAAATTTATTATTTTATTTCGTAGTTCATTATTAGTATTATCATATACAATATAACTATTATCTAGTATATAATTTGGTGATTTTTCACTGTATCTTATAGTAGGAGTAACATAATTTATACTGATATCTATAGTTAAAGATACATCATTATTTATATATCCATAATTATTTAATTTAAACAAATCATCATCTGTATTTGAGTAATTAAATTTTGGTATAATTTTTATATTGCTACTTACATCCGATGTATTTTTACGATAAACATAATTACTATTTATTTTGTCATAATTATTTATATCAGATGTAATTATCATATTTTTTATAGTCAAAAATCCAAAATCAAATTCTATTATTTCATTATTATTATTAGTAAAAATAATATTTATAGAATTATCTAATATTGTTATTATTAGTTTTTTTTCTAATCCAAATAAATTATATTGCGTTTCAAATTTGTTTTTGTTATGTAATATTATATTTCTGTCAAAATTATATTTTCTAATGCGTAATTGATTCTCGTTTTTTATTAAATTTACATAATTTGATAATGTAACTGTATTTGAATCTATTTTTTTTAAATTTAATATATCGTGTTCTTCTATGTCTATATTATTAATAATAATATAATTATTTTCAAAATCTATATATTTAAAATAATAATAATTATTACTTATTGTATCATAAAATGAATTATATTTCAACAAATAATCATTTATATTTGATATATCAGTTTTTGTTTTTACATCTTTGTAATAATAATAAAGATTACAAGAGACATCAAATAATAAATATTCTATTTGATTAGTATTTACATTGAAATAATTAACACTTATATCTAACTCTATATTTGTTATATCATTTGTTATATCAAATATTATATCATCATTTTGTACACTATTATCTTTAAATTCATATTCTATAAAAGGACCATAATTTATTATTATTGTTTGAATTATATTTGATATATCATTTGTTAAATAATTTTTGTAAGTTAATGGATTTGTCAATTGATATTCTATTTTATTATATGAAATATCTTTAACTAATGAATTGTTTGTTCTGTTTATATAAATAGAACGATTACTATTAGCGTATTTATTACTATATATATCAGATATATCTATATAATTGTATATAAAATCTAACTCTTCATCATATTTCAACTTTATAGATTCTTCTCCCGATTTAAATTTATATTCAACTATTATTTCATTTAAATCAAATATATTAGTTTCAACATTTGTTTCTATATTATTAGTATTATTTATGTAAAAATCTTGCAACTCTTTTGACCTTTCATGAAAATAAAAAATATTAGTTTTGTAATTTGTATTATATGATTCAAAAGAAATAGTTGATGTTAGATTTAATGAAAAATCTTTATTAATGTACAAATAAATAGAATTATAATAGTATTTATTATAATTATTGGTATTATCTAATATATAAGATATATCTGTATATATATAATCTTCATAAATATGTGCGTATTTTTTACTTTCTTCTGATAATCTTAATGGATAATTCTCACATATATCTAACAAAACATAACTTGAATCATTATTTATGCGATATGATATATCAGTATCAGTTGTAATAGTACTTAAATTAATATTATCAAATCTTGAATTATCTATTTTTTCTTCTAATTGATAATTAAAAAAATATGTGTATGATAAATCACTATTTACGGATATATCACTTGTTGATATATATGTTAAATATAAATTAGATATATCATTGAAATCACGAAAATCGGTGTTATATGATATATCAAATGTAAAAACACTACTAATATCAACATTATTTCTATCTAATAAATTTAAATTACTGCTATAAAAATACAAATCTTTTAGTTCAGATTTAGGAAATTTTAATTCTAACAATGTTTCATTATTATAATTTTTGTAAAACAAATTTGATAAATCTAAATTTATTGTTTCTCTAATCAAATTAGATGATATTTCATATGATATACCTGTTACTAATTCATCATCATCATTAAATGATATATCAAAAAAGTCACTTGATTCATTTAAACTTAAATCCTTTATTATAAATGTAAAACTATTATCAAATAATATGTTAGAGGCATCTGCTGAATCTAATTTTTTATATTTTTCGAAATGATATGTTATATTTGGATAAAATTTGTAAGTAAAATGTTCAAAAAAATAATTTCCATTATTTAGATAATCTATATCTTTATTTAATGTTATAAGATTATAACAACTATCAAAAAATCTAAAATAATCTTTATTATCATATGGATAATAATTACCTTTACCAACATAAATAGTTATATTTTGTATATTATTAGGCACAACATTGAATGAAATTTCTTTATTTGGTAAATTTGTGGGTGTGTATTTACTAATACCATTAATATTATTTATAAATAAATCATTAGAATTAGAACCTAATTTTATTAAATTATTTATATTTTTATTAAGATTAAATTTATAACTTTCGTTTGGATATAATTCAAAACATATATCAATTAATTCATTTACATTTGTATTTGAATTGGTTATTATATATTTATTATCAATTAAATCAATATCATATATTTTTGTTGGATTAAGTATTCTTTCCATTAAATATATAGTTTATAAAAAAAATATTAAATTTAACTAAAATTTAATCTAAAATTTTATAAAATTGAATCTAAAATTATATAAAAGTTGATATGTATAATATATTTATATGGATAATAATTCTGATTTTTTGAAAAAAAAGTATCAAAAGAAATCAGATAAACAACATGTTTTAGATAATCCAGATACATATATTGGCTCTATTGAAAATATTGTCAATAATTCATATATATATGATAATAATAGTAATAGAATTATTCAAAAAAATATTGAATTTATTCCTGGATTGTATAAATTATTTGATGAAGCAATTGTGAATTCTAGAGATCATGTTGTAAGAATGAATAATTCTAATGAATTTAACGATAATGGTATTAAAAATTATAATGTTACCAATATTAATATTTCAATAGATGATGATATTATTAGTGTGCATAATGATGGTAATGGTATTGATGTTTGTATTCATCCTGAATATAATATTCATATTCCTGAACTGATTTTTGCTAATTTGAGAACTTCTACTAATTATGATAAAGATGAAAAAAAAATTGTTGGTGGAAAAAATGGTTTCGGTATTAAATTAGTATTTATTTGGTCAACATGGGCTAAAATAGAAACTATTGATCATACTAGAGAATTAAAATATGTTCAAGAATTTGAAAATAATTTAGATGTTATTCACAAACCAAAAATAACAAAATGTAAATCTAAACCATATACTAAAATTTCATTTAAACCTGATTTTAAAAGATTAAAAATTGATAATTTATCAGATGATTTCAAAAATTTGTTATTAAGAAGAATTTATGATATTGCTGGTATTACTAGTTCTAATATTAAAGTCAAATATAATAATGAACTAATTAATATCAAAAATTTTAATAATTATATTGATTTATATATTGGAAATAAAGAAGAACTTCAAAGAATTTATGAATCACCTAATGAAAGATGGGAATATGCTATATGTCTTGCTCCTAATCATGAATTTACTCAAATTAGTTTTGTAAATGGTATTCACACTAATAAAGGTGGTAAACATGTTGAATATATCATCAATCAAATTATAAAAAAAATTACTACGCATATCAAAACAAAAAAACATATTGATGTTAAACCCTCCTCTATTAAAGAACAACTTATGATTTTTGTAAATTGTATTATTGAAAATCCAGCATTTGATAGTCAAACAAAAGATTATTTGAATACTAATGTCTCTAATTTTGGTTCTTCTTGTGAAGTTAGTGATAAATTTATTGATAAAATTATTAAATTAGGTGTTGTTACTACTGCTTGTAATTTAAATGATATTAAAGATAATAAAGCTGCTAAAAAAACAGATGGAACCAAATGTAAAACTATTAGAAATATACCTAAATTAGTAGATGCTAATTTTGCAGGTGGTGCTAAAGGTAATCAATGTATTTTGATTTTATGTGAAGGAGATTCAGCTAAATCTGGTATTATTTCTGGATTAAGTCGAGATGATCGTAATTATATTGGTGTTTATCCAATGAAAGGTAAAATGTTGAATACACGCGGTGAATCGATTACTAAAATCAATGAAAATCGTGAAATTACTGAAATTAAACAAATTTTAGGTTTAGAACATGGTAAAAAATATGATAAAGAAGTAATCAAAACTAAATTGCGTTATGGTAAATTAGTCTTTATGACCGATCAAGATTTAGATGGTAGTCATATTAAAGGTTTGGGTATTAATATGATTGACAGTGAATGGCGTTCACTTATTGAAATTCCAGAATTTATTGGATATATGAATACGCCTATTTTGAAAGCTACTAAAGGCAAAAATGTTATCGAATTTTATAATAATGGTGAATTTGAAAATTGGAAAAAAAATAATGATATTAAACAGTATAATATCAAATATTACAAAGGATTAGGCACTAGCACAAGCAAAGAATTCAAAGAATATTTTGAAAAAAAAAAGTTAGTTTATTTCAATAATACCGAAAAATGTATTGATTCTATTGATATGGTTTTTAATAAAAAAAGATCTAGTGATAGAAAAAATTGGTTATATGATTATGATCGTAATAGTTATTTAAATACTACCAAATGTGAAGTTAGTTATCATGAATTTATTAATAATGATTTGATTCATTTTTCCAAATATGATAATGAAAGATCTATTCCCAATATTACAGATGGTTTAAAAATTAGTTTAAGAAAAATTCTATATTCTGCTTTTAAAAAAAATTTGAAAAATGAAATTAAAGTTGCACAATTTAGTGGTTATGTTTCCGAAAATTCCGGTTATCATCACGGTGAAGCTAGTCTTAATAGTGCTATCATTGGTATGGCACAAAATTTTGTTGGAAGTAATAATATCAATCTTTTTGTTCCTAAAGGACAGTTCGGTTCTAGACTTCTTGGAGGTAAAGATTCTGCTAGTGAAAGATATATATTTACTAATTTAAATCCTATTACTAGATTTATATTTTCCGAATTTGATGATCATATTCTTGATTACATTAATGATGATGGCGATTTTGTTGAACCTATTTATTATGTTCCCATTATTCCTATGATTCTTGTAAATGGTACTAAAGGTATTGGAACTGGATTTAGTACCGATATTATGTCTTACAACCCTATTATGATTATTGAATATTTAGAATCTTTACTTAATAATGTTGATAAACAAATTTTAAAACAAAAAAAAATTGAACCTTACTATAATGGGTTTACTGGAACTATTAAATCATTAGATGATAATAATTCTAAATATTTGATTAAAGGTGTTTATCAAATTATCGGTAATGATAAAATCAAAATTACTGAATTACCTATTGGAACATGGACTCAAGACTATAAAGAATTTTTAGAATCATTAATTGTTAATAATAAAGAAAAAAAAACTAAAACCAAATCCTATGAAAATATGATTAAAGATTACAATGATATGTCTACTGATTTAAATATTGAATTTATTATTAATTTTAATACTGGTTGTTTAAATATGTTACTTCTAGATAATAATAATGATTATGGATTGAATGGTATTGAAAAATATTTAAAATTATATACTACACAAACTACTACTAATATGCATTTATTTAATGAACATGAACAATTAAGAAAATATAATAATGTATATGAAATTGTTGATGAATATTATAGTATCCGTTATAGATATTATAATAAAAGAAAGCTTTATTTAATTGATTTATTATCTAAAGAGTTAGTTACTTTATCTAACAAAGCTAAATATATTCAAAATATTTTAGATGATAAAATTGATCTAAGAAAAAAAAATAAAGAACAAATTAATACTATTCTTGAAAATATGTCATTCGATAAAGATAATGGAAATTTTAATTATTTAATTAAAATGCCTATGGATAGTGTTATTGAAGAAAATGTTGAAAAAATTATGAAAGAACATGCTAATAAACTTAATGAATTACAAGAAATTAAAAACACTACTATTGAAAATATGTGGCTAAAAGAGTTAAATAATTTGAAAAATGCATACAATAATATTTATTACAACAAATAAATTATAAATTTTTAAAATAAAAAACTTTAAAAATTTAGGCAAACTATTTATATACAAATTTTTTTTTACAACCAACTATTTGGTTGTAATGAATTATTCTTATAATTTGAATATATTGGTCTATCGATTGGAGTATGCATATAATTTATATTTTCTATATATTTATTGTATTGAATATTATTTTTGTATATATTATTACTTATTAAATTTATTATTTTATTATTTAATTTTTCTATTTCATTTGAACTATTATTATTAAATTCATCATAGTTTTCATTATATATTGTTTTCATATTCATTATTAATTCATCATTATTTATATTATAAGATTTTACATTGTGTTTTGACAATAATTTTTTTATTCCTTGTTCTATATTTAATATATTTTCTTTTGAAAAATAACTATTTTTTATAGCATTATTACTGTTATATATATCATTTATTGAATTAAAAAATGTATTATCTTTTAATGGTATTCTATCCATTAATGAAAATTTAGTATTTATATCCATTGTATTTCTATATATATATATTATTATTTAATTTTATTTTTTATATTATATATAAATATATATATATATATAGTTTCTATGTTATCTAAATTTCACAAAAATATTATAATATTCTTTTGCGTTTTGTTAATATTTATTTCAATTATTTTTTACAGAAATTTTATATATTTAATACAAAATACTTCGTTTCCTAGATTTATTGATGAGTGTCCTCAACATTGGAATAAAAAATATGATGCTACATCGCATATTTGCATTCCTAATAAATTAAATCTTGGCGAAACTAATGGAAATAATATTAATTTAACCGAAAAAACTTCTGATGGTGTAAATAAATTAACAAAAGATAATGAAGATTATAAATTAGATATTGATTTTGATTTCAAAAATGTTTATAAAAAAAATAATTATTGTGGACTTTATGAATATTCAAAAAATAAAAATTTACGTTGGTCAGGTATTACTGATTCTAATTATGTAAAATATTGTTAATTATATAATTATTTTTTATAAAAATATAAATTATTATATATATATATTTATATATATATTTATATATATATACTATATTGTAATGTTAAATTTATCAAAATTTAATATTTATACTGTACTTATTTTTTTCTTGATTTTTACAATAATGACTATTATTTATATATATATTGTCAAAAAATTTTATATTAAAAATTTGATTAATCCACCTATTATCAATACATGCCCAGAAGGTTGGATTACATCTTATAATAATGATAATAGTCTATATGATATTATATGTTCTAATAAAAATAATGATAATATTGGTTCTTATGATAAAACTGAATTTTCATTATTTAATAATGTTATACATGATGAAAATAAACCATCTTTTAATTTATTGAATGAACATTATAATAATAGTTTAAGTTATACATGTGACAGATATAAATTTGCTAAATTACATAATATATCCTGGAATGGTATAACTAATGATACTGAATTAACTAAAAATTGTGTCTAATAATTGTAATTTCAAATTGAGCAATTATATAAAATTACAAAAAAAATTATATAAAGTTTTTTATTTAAATTGATATTATGGATGAACTTGATCTTAATATTATATTGAATAGAAAAAAAACCGAAAACGAAATTTTAGATATTATAAATAAATTTTATAACAACAACAATAATAATAATAATAATAATAATAATAATAATACATTATCACGGGCTGGTATATATATATGTGGTCCAGCTGGATGCGGTAAAACTAATTTTGTTACTAATTTGTTAAAAAATAATTTTTTTGATATTATATATTATGATAATAGTATTATTAGAAATAAACAATTAATAGAAAATATTACATGTAATAATTTATCTAATAATAATATTGTCAGTATGTTTAATAAAAAAAATAAGAAAATTGTTGTTGTTTTAGATGAAATAGATGGTATTAATTTTGGTGATAAAATGGCTCTTAATTTTTTAATTAAAATATTAAGAATAAAAAAAACTAAAAAACAAAAACTTGAAAGCTATTCAAATTGTCCTGTTATATGTATCAATAATAATCAAAATGATAAAAAAATATTAGAGTTAATGAATGTATGTTCTGTTTTTAATTTAAAAAAACCTAAAATAGAAGAATCTATTATTATTTTTAATCATTTAATTCCAGATATATTTCCTGATAATACAAATATTAATAATATGAATATTTTACAAAAAAATATTTTACATTATGTTGATAATAATTTGAATAAAATCAAAAATATTTTGAATTATAAAAAACTTAATTTATTAGAATTAAAATTTTTTAATACTGTCAATAATATTAACAACACTAATATTAACTACAATGATAATGATAATGATAATCAATATAATATTAAATATATTACGCATAATTTATTAAAAAATCATTATAATTTTAATAATGATTATTTAATTAATGAAACTAATAGAACAGTAGTATCATTAATATTTCATGAAAATATTATTACATTATTGAATAATTTATCTTTTGACAAAAAAATTAACATATATTATAATATATTAAATAATTTCAAATTTTCTGACTATATTGACCGTATTATTTTTCAAAAACAAATATGGCAATTAAATGATATTAATTATATTAACAAAATTTTTTATAATAATTTTATTTTATATAAATACAAAATTTTGAAACATATTGATTTGGATAAAATTATATTTACTAAAATTTTAACTAAATACAGTAATGAATACAATAATACTGTATATTTAAATAATCTTTCTTTGAATTTAATGATGGATAAATGTGATGTGTTTATGTTTTTTATTCATTTGAAAAATAATTACACTATTGATGAAATTATAAATATTTTGTATATATATGATATTAATAAACTTGATATTAATAGATTGTACAAATTTATTAATTCTCTAGATAACTATAAAATTGTTGATAATGAAAACAATATTAATTTTGATAATTATATTAATTATGATTCTGAAACACATGAAACTTCTATGTAATATATTTATTTACCCGTTGAACCAAAACCATTTGCTCCACGTTCTGTCTTTCCTAATTTATTTATATCATTTACCAAATAAATTTTCATTGGATATTCTATATTTGGTGGACAAATTTGTACTAAGCGTTCACCTGTACTTACCTTTTTATTTAATAAATTATTATCATCTGCTGTATAATGTTTCATATTATCAAAATTTGCTATTATATGTCCACGATAACCTGAATCAATTATACCTACATTATTTGCTAGTCGTAAACTTGTTTTTTTTGGTGTGCTTGATCTTGAATATAAATAATAGCTTACATATCTATTATCTAATTTCATTGCTGTTACTATCTTATGATTCACTTCGTACATATGTGTATATTCACTTATTATTAAATCATGTGGACAAAATAAATCAAATCCTGCATCATACGATGCTTCTAATAAACCATTTTTTTCTCCACTATTTGTATAATATATATATTCATCTATTTTTTTATTATGTTTTTCTGCTGCATCTTTGTACTTATTATAAATATCATTACTTAACATATTTTCTACATCTACATATATATATAAATTATAGACTTTCATTTATGTATATTATTATCTAATTACTTTTAAATTTTTTCAATTTTTATTTTTTTAAAAATATATAAAGATATATATTGATATATTTATGTATTTTTATGTACAATAAATTATCTTATTTAAACTGTTATTTTATTACTAATTTATTTTTTGTTAATCTATCTATTTATTACAATTTGTTATTTTTTAAATATTTTTTTATTGGTAATTTGTCTTGTCTTCTTTTTGATGCTATTTCTTGTAAATTAGTTGTATTTTCTAGAATTCAGTTAACTTCTCAATCTTATAGATGGTTTTTTATACATTTTATTTTTAATTTTTTTATTTCTATTTTAACTTTTGATGATATCAAATATTGTATATTTAATTTATCTACCTGTTCTACTAATGAATGGTTCTCTGGTGATATTGTATATGCTTTAACTACTTCTTTACATTTATATCATACTATGTTTTTCAAATTAAATTATACTGATATTATTCATCATATATCTACTGCATTACTTTCTACTCCTTTAATTATTTTTTATCATCGATATCATACTGCTGTTGTTGCTATATTTTTTATGTCTGGTTTACCCGGTATGATTGATTATTTTTTACTTTGGTTAGTTAAAATGGGATATTTAAACTCTATTGTTGAAAAAAAAATTTATGTTATTATTTCTATTTATATTAGGTCTTCTGGTTGTGTCGCCTGTTCTACTTTACAACTTGGATTTTTGAATATATATAATCAATTATCATATATTGAACTATTCTCTGTTATTTGGATTACATTTATTACATATTTTAATGGATTATATTATATGCATGATACTGTCGCTAATTATTATTCAAAATATCATGATAAATTATTAGATAATATTTATTAAAAATTTAAGAACAATAATCTATTATGTTTATTCTATATAAAATTGATATGTTTTTTATAATATATCAATTGTATATCTTAACAAATATATAACAAAATTATATATTTGTTAAAAATGTCATACACTGATCTTCCTATCGAAATTCGTTTCTACATTTTTGAACAGCTTCATAATATTTATGATGACAATGCCAAAGTTATTCAAAGGTGTTGGATAAAATACACTAATATACAAAAAACCGCTATGAAATTGTGGTATGATTTTGAAAATGATGATCCAGACGCATGGGGATTAGCTGATTGGTATAATTATGAACCATCTTTGATTACTCCTACGACTTCCAAACTTTTAAAATTTACTTCAAAAATTATTTCTAAAAAAGGTATGTATTATAATTATAGACATTTTTTGAATTGGGTCTTTTATTCTATTAATACTAGTCTTTGTAATGAACAATACTCGTGTGGTTATCATGAGTCTATTATTTATAATGAAATTGATCAAAATTTGGATATAATTGCTACAAAATTGAATATTTCTATTGATGAAATCTCTCAACGCTTTCTTTGATTAAGAATTTAATGTTATTAATAATACACCTGATAAACTTAATATTATTCCTAATAAACTTTTATAATTTATTTCTTGATTAAAAAATAAGCAACTTCCTAACAATACCAATATTATATTTAAATTTACTATTGCAAATGTATATGATATATTTGGTGTTAATTTTATTGCTGTTTGTATTATTACTACATTTGATATTGATATTATTGAAAATACTGTAATAAATATTATTGATTTTTTATTTGTTAAAATATTTATTAAATCATTTTTTGAATAATTTTTTTTATTATATAATAACAATAACAATAATAATGATATTATACCCATAAATACAAATGAAAATAATAGTATTGTTATGTTGTCATAATTTGTATTTGATAAATATTTATATGCAACTATTCTAGATGATGTTGTTATTGCACCTAAAAATGATAATAATATCCATAAGTTCATTTTATATATATAGTTTATATTAAATTATATATATATAATTTGTGGTTATTTATTACAATTTGTTTTGGTTCGTGAAAATACGATATTGAAACTTCATAAAAATAGTTTTGACAATTAAATATTATATTCGATCTTTATAATATTTAATTAATATAGTAATGACAACTGATTTTGTTCAATATAGTGACAATGATAGTAATAAAAATAATGGACATAAATTAAAATTTTTATCTGATTATCAAAATGTAAATTATGCCGGTCAATTTATATCTGATATACAACATGATGAAATAAATATATTGGGTAAAGCTAGTAAAAAAACTAGTTCATTAGAAGATGATTTGATAAAATATACTGTGGGTGATAATAATATACTTTCTTTATTAGAACAAAACCAATTTACTGAATTTCAATATAATTCTAAAGATGAAATAGACGAGAAAAAAAAAACAGAACTTTTTGTTGTTGATGTTTTTAGTGGTAATTATCAAATAAAAGGATTTAATAATTTTTTTGATTGTACTAGTAATGAACACCCTCAAAATATAATAAATAAAATATCTAAACTCTATGGGGAAGGGGAAAACTTTCCTACATATATATTTAGTAAAAAAACCAATTGTGATCTATTATTAAATATTTATTTCAAATATATAGATACATCTTCTTCGCTAAATCCAGATAATCCAGATAATCCAGATAATCCAGATAATATTAAAGAAGAATTAACAAAAGATATATCTGATGATGATTATAATAAATTAATTAACAATTTTTGGAAAAAACTTATTTATTTAGTTACACTAATATTAAAAAAAGATGAAAAAATTCTTGATAATGATGGCTTTAATATAGAAAAAGCTATTAAAATTTTAAATGATTTCAAATTTAAATTTGATAATGAGCATGGCTTAAAATTAATGTCATCTATTGATGCTACACAAAGTACTATTTGGGCTCCTACACAATTTTCATTAGCCAAAAAAATCACTGATTTGTATAAAATTGAATCTAAAAATTATGTAAAAGAATCTAAAAAAAAATCTAAAACTTCTGAACCTTTTCAACCTAATTATAGTTTAAACGCAGTTATTCCTCGTAAGGAACCTAATCAAACCAATAATGAAACTATTAATATTATTAGCACTTATATAGAAAACAATAAGTTCTATGATAATAGTGATGATAATTTAAAAATATTAAAAACAAAATTTTTAGTATTATCTATATGTAAATTTTTAGGTGATACATCACATATACTTATGACTTTGATATTATTAAGAGTTAAAAAATATTTTATTGAAAAGAATATTACTTCATTAGATGAAAAAAAATTTTCATTTGAAACTTTAAAAATTAATTTACAATTATCAGAACGACCAATGATGATTAGAAGTTGTATATTAGATAAATATATTATTAAGAGTTTCAACTTAAATTTTAATGATTTAAAAGATTTGATTGTTTTTATGAAACGTGTTAATATATTAAAAAAAGATAACAACAATATTTCTCAATTAGATTATGATGAAGATAATGAACAAAAAACATCAGAACAAGAAGAAATAACTCCCAAATTTTGTTATATGTATTCAAATGATCAGGATTATTTAAAAAAAAAAAAAAAGACAAAATTAAATTTATGATTGAAAAAATAAAATCAAATCAACAAGAAATTTTTGTTACATCTGTATCTAATGATATATTATCTATTATATTTAATAATAATTTTGATAAGTATTATACTGAATATTTCGACGTCGAAGAAAATAAAAAAAATGAAGACAATTATAAATTTATAGAAGATATTTACAATATATGTTTATTGTATCCTATAAATAATTTATTTATAGATGTTCAAGATAATATTAATGAAATTATAAATGTTGTTCAAATTTGTATTCAAAAAACATATCAGTATCAGTTTAATGGCGCTCTAGTATCATCTAGAAACAAAAACTCATTTGCAATCAATTTTCATAAGCAATTAAAAACTATAAATCAATCAAAATTACAAAATATATTATATTATGTTAAAAGTCTTTATGAATATTGTAATTTAATTTATAAATATAAAAATAATAACATATTTAATAACAAAATAGACAATGATTTAAAGGATAACAAAATTAAAGATATTATACTATCTTTTTCTAATCTTAATAATAACAATGAATTTTATAATGTTTTAGCTACAGATGAAATTGTAATTAATGAAACAAAATTTCAAATTGATTTTAATAAAGACAACAAAGGAAAAATAATAACAAATATTATGAATTATATTGATATGTTAAATAAATATGACTATTTCAAATATAACACTATTAGTGGAGGTGTAAAAAATAAATATACAAACAAACTTCATAATAAAAAATTTTATAAAAAATTTGATATTATTTATGATATTATTTATGATATTATTTATACTATTTATAAAAATATAAATATATATTTATATTTTGATTATTATTCTTTACAAGAAATTATTAAAAAACAAATTTTTCTTAAAAAAGAAAAAAAAGAACAAATTTTTAAACTTATTATTAAAATATTGAAAGATGAATATCTATTTTCTGATCAAGATAAAATTCATAATGAAAATATAAATTATGGAAAAATTGACGATATCTACAAAAATTATTATAGTGAGGAAAATGTACAAAAATTATTTGATCATTATATTCTGATTCTTTTAGAATTAATAAAAAATATTACAAGAAAACGAGCAAAATCACTACCATTACCTAATACAAAACAATATACTAAAAGAAGAACTAAATCACTAACTAATACTAAAACTAAAAAAACAAGACCTAAATCACAATCATCATCTAAATCACAATCATTATCTAAATCACAATCATCATCTAAATCTAATATTAGAAATTATAATAGAAGAAGATCTAGATCAAATTCAAATTCAAATTCATCACGAACAACAAAAAAACAAAGACTATTAAAACCAAAAAACAAATCAGCACCACAAACTAATATTAATACTAGAAAAAGAAAAAGACGAACACCAACAAATTAAGAATTTATTGGTTTACAGATATCAATCCTATACCAAATAAACTTATAAATATACCTAATACACATTTATAATTTAATTTTTGTTTAAACAAATATAATCCAGCTAATAATATTAATATTGTGTTTAAATTTATTATTATATGGCTATATCCCATATTTGGACTTATTTTATATGCATATTGCATTATTAAATTAGTACATATCAATAAAATAGCAAAAAATATTACAAATAATATAACTAATTTTGAGCAATTATTCAATACTTTTTGTTTACCATTATATAATAAATAAAAAAATGATAATATACCCATTATTATAAATGACATTGCTAATATAATATTGTTATCGTATTTACTTTGATCTATTAATTTTAATAAAATACATCCTGTTCCTGATACTAACATTGCTAATAAAGAAGCTAATATCCAAAAATATTTCATAATATATATATATATATATTTATTTATTTATTCGTATTCATATTCATATTCATCTTCATCTTTATCTTCTTCTTCCTCTTCTTCCTTCTTCATGTCTTCTACTTTTACATTTTCTTCTTCTACTACTTCTTCATCTTCTTCTACTTCCTCATATTCCTCCTCTTCTTCTTCCTCTTCCTCTTCCTCCTCTTCTTCTCCTTCTTT